CTCTTTGTAAAGCCAAGCAAGGTCATTGAGCGACAATGCCACATCCGGATGCCCGGGACCCCGAACTGTTTCTGTGATGGTGTGCGAACGCCTGAGGGCCCAATCGGCCTTCGCGAAGTCACCCTGGGCCAGATAGTTCTCGCCAAGCTTGTGGAGGAGTTGGCCAACTTCAACGTGATCCAAGCCGAGCCTTCTCGCGAATTGCGAGCGATCGCTTAAGGAGCGGTTCCGCGTCGAGGTATCGACTCTGGCTTTGATAGAGAGCCGCCAGGTTGATGAGGATGACTGCAAGATCGAGATGATCGGGGCTCTCTGCTTCTTCGGCCATGGCTAGCGCGCGTAGATAGATCGGTTCCGCCTCGGTCAGCCGACCTTGGGCCTTATAGAGCTCAGCTAGACTGTGAAGCGCCTCGGCAATGGGCCCACGCGCTTTCTCGTGGACAGTGAGGGCTTGTTTAAACAGCAGCTCTGCGTCGTTTAATCGATTCAAAGCTCCGTATAGGACCGCCAGATAGCTTAGGCCCTTGGCATACTCCAAATGACTTTCACCGAAACGCGCCTTGGCTAAAGCGATGTATTCCTCAGCTACGGGGATCGCCTCAGCATATTTGCCGGTGGTGTAGAGTTCGTAGCCGCGCTCGAAGAGTGCTTGAAGCTCCTGCGTCTGGGCCCGGGCCGGAGATACGTGCAGAGGAATGAACAAGAGGACGCAGGCAGCAAGAAGCGCGAGCGCGCGAACCGCAACGAACCGGACGCGACTACCAGAGCACGCGCAATGCCCTTTCCCCTCAACAAGCGATGGCAATCGAATCACGGAAGTAGTCCGCCCACCACGACGATCATAACGCCCGCCCCGCATTGTCCGAAATGATGCAGCCTATCACCGACCGTATAGCGTACAGCATTAGCGTAGAATAATGGACACCGCTCGATGCTTGGCTAGCTCCTGGCGCACTACGGCTATTTCACGCATGTTCACCTCCTGTTGTAAGCCCATCGCTCAAAGTCGTTTGCGCGCCCGTTCTTTGCGCTTGATGATGTCGTTGATGGTCCAAGTGGACCTGACGTGGCCGGTTGCCGCGTCGGCGATGTAGGCAAAGTCTTTGGGCTTCTCGCGAGGCTTCTCAGGCAGGAAGGGACGCGAGTTGCAGGCATAGCGGATCTCGTCGGGGGCGTGATCTTCCGACTCGGTATCCACATCTTCCGGACGGTCGTGATCGTGCTGGAGAACCGGCAGCGTGCGGATCGCGTCCTTGCAGGTCGAGAAAAACACCATCATGGCCCGACCTTCGGCATCGCCCTTCAGTCTTTGACGGACCTGGTTCCAACCACTCATGGCGCCTCGCTGGGGAACGCGAGTATTGTCTGCCCGAGTAAACCCAACCTTCGACCGAGCCATCATCTCGGCGATTGATGGGCCGCCGTCCTGCTTGAAGGCGCTGGGGTCGAGAACCCCGTAGGCCATTTGCTCCCGGAACGCCGTGCCCTCCGGCGCTTTCGCCGTTTCGCGCTCCAAAATGCCCCTGGCGACATCTTCTGCAGTCATCTTCAGGCCTTCGTTGGGAGCCTTTGCGCCGTACCATTCGCGATAGCGAACCAGTGCACCGCGGGGGGATTACCAGCGATTGGCCGTGCAGATTGAAGGCCTCGTGATCATCCGGGCAAAGCGCCCACCACCCCACGCTGAAGGGACGAGCCGAGCCCCAGTCCATGGATCTGAACCGCTTCCAGTCCAGCGGCACCGGAAAGGGTCGAATGACGTGCCGACCTTCGTTCCATTCATCGAAGAAGGCCCCCTCGATTGCGGACCAGTCGCCTTCCAGCCAGGCCTTGACCAGTTCCTTGCTGCCGACCAGCTGCAGCCGGTTGATGTACTTGGGGTCGCGTGACAGCAGGATCTTGTTGTCGCGCAGCCTGGAGGGGATGACCGCCATGGCATGCATCGAGCCGTCGGAAAGCTCACGTCGCAGCACAACGGGAGCTTCAGGGAACGGATACAGTTTGTAGCGGTCCTTGATCCAGTGTTGGCCGGCTCCGCCGGGATTGGCGGTCAAGATCATCTGCACGGGCACGCCGGCCGCGGATCTGAGCACGCCGAACAGCCGGTCGATCGGCGCGGACATGGGATACTGGCCGGCTTCTTCGACCCAGGCGTCCGTAACGTTGCGGCCCTGCCACTCCTGGGCGTCATCCACGCTTTCGAGATACCGGAACGATACCCGCCCGCCGTTGGGCATGCGCCATGTCGGGTTAGGTGAGCCTACGAACTTGGCCCCCAAGGGCAGGTAGATTTGCTTGGAACGCTCCACCGCATCTTCTGCCGAGACCGTGGTGCGGCGGAACATGATGGCGTTGAAGTCTGCACCGTAGCGCTTTTCCTTGATGGCCCACTTACCGAGTACGCCATCGGTCTTGCCGCCGCCCCGCGCACCCCCGAAGAAAATCTCGGGAAACGGGCATTCCACCAGCGCTTGCTGGGGACCCGGCTGGGGCGACCAGATCGTTTGGCCGTCCATGCGTATCCTCAATGGTTCTTGCCATGAGACGATCCAGGTACTCCCACGCCGTACTGACGTTCCCAATCATCCTCGTTGAGCGGCTTATCGGAGATGTTGTAGTTGGTGTTGGTGCTTTCGCGGCGCTCGACGTAGTAGCCCATCAGTTCGCCGCGCTTGACTTCGGCTGCCACGGCTGCGCTGGCCTGGCCGTTCTTCTTGGCGAGGTTGCGGATGGCTTTCAGCTCTTCGATGTGCTCTTCGAGGGTTATTAAGGCCCGCGCCTGGGCCTTCTCTTGGAGTTCCGCGATGCGCGCTTGAACCTTAACGTCCCTTAGCAATCTGGACGCGCTTGCGTCTGCGGCGTTGTCATTGGAAACCGCAAATCCAGCGATTTTGTAAGCTTCGCGGCCACTTACGCCCTTAACAATTTCCTGAGCGAAGATTTCGTGGCGGGCGTTTCTTAGTGTGGCCATCACGGGCGCCTTTCGCATAGTTTCACCGACATGCGTGACGTGTGGAGGTGTCAGGCGCCTAGGGGTCATTCGGCGCACCAGCAGCGGGAACCTGGCATCTGAGCCAATCCCGCCCCCGGCCAGAATTTCAGCCAAGACCGAATTGTCAGGATCTGGCATCGCCCGCTGCTGACGCAGCTTCCTGTTGCGGTTCTCCAGATCGCGCTCGGCCGGCGACACTGGGTGCTGTGCGGACAGCAGGTTTGCCAGCTCGTTGTTGGTGTCATCGGCCATCACACTTGCCGATCAGCGGGGCGAGGAAGCGCAGACGGGCTCAGTTTGGCGGCTGCATGTTCCATCGCACAGGCACACGCCGTCGCCCTGCAGGCTGCGTAGGAGGGCCTGGCGCACCCATTCTGACGGTGTCGTGTGGTGCTGCCCCGCTGCCAGGGCCAAGGCCTCAGGCATGCCGCGCGGCAGGCGCAAACGCATCTTTTCCGGATAGTGCACTGCCATGGCTTCCGAACTCCATAAGTGGGCCGATAAGCCTACGTTGATGGTGTTCGATCCGACCGACAATCCGGCGAATTGGGCGCTATTCGGCGATATCGGAGGTTAGCGGAGCTATAAGCCGCGTTGCGCGACAGGTAGGCTAACGCAAGGGTCCGGCGCAGGCCCGTACGGTGCTGTGGCCTCAACAATCAGGACAACGGATTCGGAAACTCGGGATACGGCCCACTGCTCGCGCTCTGCTTTTGCAATCTGGCGAAGAAGCTTAGCAAGCTGCTCCGGTATGGGTCCGCGAACCATGTCCTCCGCATCCGCGCGAAGGATTGAACCTATCGAGGCGCAAATAATGTTGCCGCTCTCGGCCATGTCTTCGGGTGGACCAAACAGGCTGGTCAGGCGCAGCCACGTGCGCATTCTTGTTCCTATCACCCCGCTTAACGTCGAAGAGCAAGCAAGAGTCAGACGACCGACCAACGGCTTGGCGCGGCGAACTAGAACACCCGATGCTGATAACTGAAGCGTTACTGTGTTGACTGATTGTGTCAGTTCTACGGCCCAAGAGCGTACGCTGCACGTACAATGCGGGAGAAAACCGAGCAAACGGTTGTGCTCCCCACAACCATGGAGGACCCGATGAACAAGCAGAACGCCGGCGGAGATCCGGCCTTTCTGAAACAACAGCGCAAGCGTCTCACCGCTTTGCGCGGTCAGCTGCTGAGTACAGGCATCTCTAGGAATGCGGAGCGCGCGCCCAAAACCAGAGAGGCCAAGGAGATCGA